TTGTCTTTTCCGAAGTATTTTCCTGATTGTCCGTCTAGAATATCGAAAGTAGTAACAGAAGGATAATAACTGAAACAATTCCAAAGCTCCAACTCATCAAGTCGATGTCTAGGAACTTCTTTGATGTCAAAACCTCGTTGAATGAAGGCAGATATCGGGAGACGATAGAAGACAGCACCGTTTTCCATAATCGCATGGAATAAGATAGGCCTGCCCGTAATTGACGCAAAACCAAAGATAATACAGTCTTCAGCTTCGCCGTGATGCTCTTTGAGATCATATAAATATTCTCTACGTATTTGTGCATAAGTTGCCGGTATGTTTGCATTTAAATAAGCCATAGTCAATCCTCATTTTATTTCACCCCAGTTCTTCCCAAACTCATAATCTACTTTGTTAGGAACTTCAAGTTCTACAGCACTTTCCATAATATCTTTTATTCTTTGTGCTTCCTTTTCAGATCCAATAGAAATATCTAGTTCGTCATGAACTTGAACGTGTGGTATTATACCTTCTTTATGTAATTCAATCATAGCTTTCTTTGTCATATCAGCAGCTGAACCTTGTATTAATCTATTTAAAGCTTTGTAAGTGTATGCTCTTCTGATCCCTGGTCCGTGCTCCAAGAGCGCCGCATCATGAGGTAACGCTTTATGAATCCCGAATTGATTAGGTTCCCATAAAGGAAATCTACATAGTCTTCCTAATAGAGTTCTGACCTTACCGGCGTTTTGAGCTCTTGCCATAACCGCATCCATAAGTTGTTTAACAAATGGAACTTTAGAATGATATTGTTTGAATAGAGAATCAGCTTGAAGTTTATTTACACCAAGCTCTGCTTGTAATTTATTTTTACCCATACCATAGAAAAGACCCAAATTGATCGTCTTGGCTTGAGTTCTAGGAATGTCCGCCATATCAGCTACAATCTGGTGGAAGTCTGCATCCCCTTGCATGTAAGCATGTACTACATCATCAACTCCATAGAGATTTTGTAATGATGCATAGTGTACTACTAGACGTGGTTCTTGTTGGTTATAATCAAAGCAACCCCAAGTATGACCTTCTTCTGGAATAAATAATGATCTGATCCGTGGTCCGAGGTCTTTGTTCCTTGCAGGTATCTGCTGTAAGTTTGGATTATTCATACTGAATCTTCCTGTTACAGTTCCACCACCTTCGGCTCTTAACTGATTAACCTCTGCATGTATTCTTCCTTTGTGTGAATATTTTAATATTGTATCTATAAACGTAGTGTGAGCTTTATTAATCTCTCTAGCTTTGGCAATCTTCTGAACAACGGGGTGCGAGTGATTAGCTAAGAAGTTCTTTGTAAAACTTGGAGCTTGAGTCTTTAATGTTCTCTCATAAGGTAATTTTAATTTATCAAAAGCTTTAGCAATAGATCTTGCAGCCCAAATCTGTACATCTATACCCGTACTTGTTAACACTTCATGAAGTAGTTTTTTCTCTTGTTCTACTAATGTTTTCTTTTCTTTCGCTGCTTGTTCTTGATTTACACGTACACCGAGAAATCTCATATCAACTAAAACCGGAAATAATTCTATTTCCATATCGAAGATAGCTTGAATATCCTGATGTAAAATTTGCTTTTTCATTTCCTGCCACAACTCCAATGTGAGTTGGGCGTCACGCTCCGCGTAAGCTCCGACGTACATGGCTGGAAGTTTGTACATCTCTGCTTTAGCATCTACTCCCCATGACTTTGCGGCTTCGTATAATGCGCCTTCGTCTTTTCCTTTACCTACGTGCTCTTTAGATAAACTATTTAAATCATAACGTAATCTATTCTCATCAACTAAACTGGATGCAATCATCGTATCAACAATCTTTCCTTGAACGGTAATACCAATCGCTCTTAACCAACAGATATCATACATTGCATTGTGAAATATTTTTATAGAATCAGAATTCATTTGGTCCTGTAACCATTTAAGAACCATCTTACGATCCATGTTACCACCACCTTCGTGAGCAATTGGATAGTATGCACACCAATCGTGTGTAGCTAAAGATATTCCCACGACATCTCCTACACCTACAATAGAACCAGAACCCATTCTCTCGTTTAGGTTAGGGTCTTTTGTTTCTAAGTCTATTGCAATTTCATCATATTTAGATAGGTCGGGAAAGTCTGTAGGCGGGATCCATTCGGTTTGTGGTTTGAATAAAGGTACTTGCATTATTTCTTCTCCTCATAATCTTTATATTCTTTTTGTGTCTTTTCTGATGGGTAATAGACTTCAACAAATGAATGACATTTCGGGCAACTTAAATTTGTAACCATTGAATAGTCTTCATTCTCTTCTTCAAGGTAATGGTCTCCACCCCATATAAGTTCTTGTTGACAGTGCCAGCAGTTCATTCTTTATCTTCTTTCTTAAAACTAAATCCATGTGGAAGAGGAAGTGAAGTGTCATCACTATAGTCTCTTTCTATTGCCATCTCACAATAATGTATTGCTTTTAATAAATCTTCTTTTTGATTTTTTTGCTTGTGTCTACACAAATATTTTATAGCGTTGCCTTCGGCGAACGGGATGTTGTTTTTATTTATAAACTCACTTGGCTGAATGACCATGTTACGATAATGATCACCACCTACCTGTTTCTTGTATGTATCTTTCTTCATATTCTGTACGATTTATAAATATCCTTTGGACGAACAATATGCAAGTGATTTTTTGTTCTCGTTGCACCTACATAAAATAATCTGTTCTCATCATCTGGATATCTTTCATAATTTGATTGTGTGTTTTTACTAAGGTCTGTTAATAAAACTACATTGTCTGCTTCACCACCTTTTACTCCATGAATAGTAGATAAAGTAATTCTTGGATCTTTATTTAATTCTTCTCCATTTTTTCTCATCTTTCTAATGTAATGCACTTGTTTTTCTGGAGCTGCGGTAAAGGATTCAAACCAAACCTGTTCTGTGTTTAATCCATATTTTAATTTAAGCTCCCCCATACTGTAAATATTGTCTGATATAATTTCTTTAATTCTTTTCTTACTAAATTGTTCCGGCTGCATATAAGAAGCAATTCTTTTAACCTGTTCCCCATTAAGATTAATTCCTTTTCTCAATGATTCCCAATCTATTACAGCTTCATATAAATCTCTCTCGTATGCCTTCTTAAATTTGTTTCTGTAATATAATCCATTAGAGTATAGAACATTCTCTAAATCATTTAACATGTATCTTGTTCTCGCTAGTACAAGCCATTTACCAGAAGACATATCAATGTTTTGAAATTCATTGTGATAAGACAATAAACCTGTTTCAGTTCTAGGTTTCCATTCTTTATGCAATCTATTAGATATCTTACCAACCATTTTCATGGCCACATCGTGCACTGCTCGTGGTATACGATATGATTGTGTAAGATTAAGTAGTCTTCCTTTTTGTGTTATAAAACTATCAACATCTGCGCCAGCCCATCTAAATATAGCTTGATCATCATCCCCTGCTATATAACTATCTTGTGTCTTATCCCATATAGATTTAGCCATGTTCCATTGCATACGTGATAGATCTTGTGCCTCATCTATAAATACAACATCAAACTTAGGAGACGCATCAGACTTAACAAAGTCTGTAATCATGTCATTAAAGTCAATTAAGTTGTATTGTTTTTTGTATGAGTCTAGTTCACCTGCTAGTATTTTTAATTCCCTTACAGATAGATCCTGACTATGTTCTTTTAAATTGTATTGTTGTTCTGGTGTTATATTTCGTAGCTTAGCTAGTTGTATAATCCGTAGATACTCACTATTTGTTGTGAATAAACCTGTCTGTTCTTGATCGTATTCATTGTAATCAATACGCATATTAATCTTTTTACCAAGATCTTCATAATGTCTACGTTGCATTACTTGTTCTTTCTTAATACCTAATCTTCTAAATGCTAATGAATGTAATGTTCTAAAGTATGGAAGATCATCTTCGCTAAAATTAAATTTTTCCATAGCTCTATCTCTTGCTTCATACGCAGCTTTCTGTGTAAATGAAAAGAACCCAATCTTATTTGGGTCCGTATTCTTTAAATGTTTATCTACTTCGTTTAATAATGTTGTGGTCTTACCTGTTCCTGGTGGACCCAATACAATAGTTTTCAAAATACATCCTTAGGTTTAAATTGTTTTGGTCTATAGACATCAGCCATTGGTTTAAATTCTCCTATCACCATGACGCTTTTCTTTTTATTTCCTATGTCTACTCTATCAATAGTACAACCACACTTATCTCTAAGTAATAGTTGTGTCTCATCATACTTCTCTGTCCATCTTCTCTTTAACAAATACTTATTAAAAAATTCTCTAAATATAAAATAATGTTTGCCTTCATGTGTCCACACTAATCCATTTACCATATCTTCTTTAGTAGCCCCTGATGCTGTTCGGTCTGTGCAGTATTCTTCTAAATGATCTAGTAGTTGTTCCACTTTAGAAGATCCTTTAGGTGGTTCTATTATTTCTATCCCTGCAAATAATAATTTAACCATGTCTGTAAATTCTTTTTTCTTTAATGTTGGAGGAACTTTATTAACTTGTTCCATCACTGCTCTTTGAAATAATCTTTGTTCTTGTAAATAAGATGTATCTTTTAATCTCACTCTTTCTCCATCTACGTTTACATAGTAGTAAGGCTCATCTAAATTAATTTTTTGAAGATCGTTCAAGTCTGGAAATAAAGATTGTCCTCTGATTCCATACTTTCTTGTTAAACATAATTTTTTATCACAATGATTGCACATAGGATCTTCATTACATTTAAATCCTAACTCTTTTTTCTCATGATATTTAATTTTGTCTTGGATAACTCTGTCTTCTAATGGTGGGTCAAAATATTTGTAGTTAAACGCATTGATATGTTTCTGCCAATCCTCTGGCCATTTTCTTTTTGCATACTGAATGAATTGATAGATCACTCTATCTCTACCATCATTTAATTT